TCGTCCACTCTTCCGCTTCATCGCATACAAAAGTAGTGATACCCTGAATAGATTTTAATTTTGCCGTCTGATTACCGGAAGAAGTCTTGATGCCTCGGAACATGATACGGCTATTAGTCATTTTATTGACTATATCCGTCTTGGTAGTCTTGAAATACTTAGTTGTTCCGTCTAGCTCTATCTTCTCCATCATTTCGGGAATGATAGACATACCAGCGGAAACCATCGTGTAGCGGGTGTAGAGAACCTGATGCACTATCTTTTCTACCGGAGTCATTTCAAAGGTCAACCGTTCAATGAAGGTGGAAGCATTAAAGGATTTGCCGGAGCCACGACCANTGTAGAGAACCTGATGCACTATCTTCTCTACGGGAGTCATTTCAAAAGTCAACCGTTCAATAAAGGTGGAAGCATTGAAGGATTTGCCGGAGCCACGACCGNCAGGAATCAATACTAATACCGTGGTCTATATTGGTAGGTATATTGGCATCTTCGGGCTTTGTCTCTTGCATAGGCTTTCCCCATAGCTTTTCGGTCAGTTCCTTTAACGTAGCGATAGAACCCTTGCCGGAATCTTTATATAATGCTCTGCAAATATTAATGACCCACATGGGGGTATCATCTTTATCTATAATATCCTCAACCTCTTTTTTGGTACATTGCATAACATACACTACAACCTCCTTCCATTCGTCATAGGATATATTATAGGCTTTTTTTGCAATAGTATATAGCTTAGGCTTCCGGCCTCTGTTTAGAGGCTGGTTTTCGCTCGTAAATCTTGTTTTCTTTCCATCTTTAGCTATATTCTTATTTGCCATTTCAAACCGTTTACAAACCGTTTTCTACTTGCTTTATTATTATAAATTACCACCCTCTGTACTTACTAGAGCGATTAGTCCCTTTCATTACTTCTATTCGTTGAATATAATAATTATCAGGTTCATATATACCAGCATCTTTATCGCTTCTTTCGGCTTGTTTTATCGCCTTTTTCGCAACATCAGAACTAATATAACCGTTAGACTCATTTCCCGTTATCTTGTCAACAAATACATATTGAATCTCTGTTGCATTGGAACTCGCTTTTGTAGGTCCCTGAATAGGTTCGGTAAATCCCGGCCCAGTTCTACGGGAAGATTTTGCACTGCCCCCCCCCTAATTCCTCCTGATGTCTTTGCCATTATCTTTTCCTCCTTCGTCTTAAGGTACTCCCCGATAATGTTGGATTAAGCATCAATACTTCAACTGGATAACCGGTATTTCTCGATAGATTATCCATAACTGTCCTAGTTGCTTTATATATTCTATCCCGATTAGCATTCCCATAAGTCCTAATTAAGCGGTGCATTGCTTTCTTTGCATCTACTCCGCTTCTGATTCTATCACGTCCTCTAATCCCTCCACTTGTTTTAGCCATTTCAATCTCCTTTCTTAACTCTGTTAGCCATAAACTGTTCGACATATATAATGCTGTTTTGCACGCATATATCTTTTATTTTATCTCCACCACCGTAAACTATCATATTAGGAATATCCTTTCCCGATATTTCACGAGCAATCTGAATTTCTTCTTTTAAATACTCCTGCCTGTCAGAATATCCACGGGTCGCAAAAGCGTTATACCCGTCAGGAACACCTAAACGATTCCACTTTTGAAACTTCTTTGCCACATTCAAATCAGCCCACACCTTCACACCACATTCTTGCCAATATCTGGAAATCCACCTCTTTTTGTATATTTGATGTAATCCGTAGGCAACAGGGGTTGTGTCGAACAAAGACAAGTTCGGCTCTATGACAGCCTCACATCCGCTATTAAGAACAGTTGTCGGGTCTTTCCATATTGCTTCAAATCGGTAATCCTCCACATAGAAATGATAGGTGGATATTCCTTTCTTCTGCCTGGTATCAGCGCCCCATGCTGATAAAGGAATTACAAGACCGCTTACTGGCTGTTCGTCCGCCCTTAAATTAGGAATGTCAAAATCATTATTGCTGTCATATATCCTGTCACCAAGCATCATATCGTAGAAATCAGCCTTTTCTATATCCTCTTCGCTTTCTTCTTCCTGTTGTTCCTCTGAACTACGCTCTGAAGACTTTTGTTCCGGCTCCTGCCACACCTCAAATCCCCAATCATCAAGCTCTTTGCCGTCCCATTCATTGGCAATCATATCCCAGTCTGTCTCTCCGAAGGGATTATTATCCTGAATAAGCATTTGACGAAGCTTTTCTACTGGCATATCTTCCGGTAAAATACAGCATGGCACTTCTTTCCATCCTAAATGCCTGTAAGCATGCAAACGCATATTTCCCCCAATTACAATGTATCCACCGTTATATGGGTAAACAAGAATATCCCTTGCTTCTGTCATTTCGGGAAGCTCTTTTATTGATTTACAAAGCTTACGAAATCTTTCTCCTTTGATAAGTCTAGGATTCTTCGGTAATCCCGCTATTTGCCCATCATTGGGATACACTTTAGATATTACTATGTTTTCTCTTTTTATCATACCTTATCTATTATACCATTGTCTTTCAACCGAGATACAATTCCAGTGTAAATATACTCTATATCCTTCCGAAAGTCCTTATAATTATTGTAGAGAACAACCACAGTTTCGATATTGTGGGAAATAAATGTTTTATCGCTGATATTTACCGATTCGGCAATCTTATCCCGAAGTCCTTTTGGCATTCTTCCACCGGCCAATACACTGGGAGCATAAAGGAAAAGAATAATAAATATAAACTTCTTTCTGATATGAACGCTATCCTTATTTCCCGGACAATCCCTAAAATCCTGTATTTCGCAAAACCATTTATATATGGATGGAATATAATCCAGATCTGACATAATAGGAGCAGATAATTCAGACTCTCTTTCCGACAATCTGGATTTCTGCTCTCTGATAGATTTTAACTCTGATATTTCTGAAAACATAGTACGATTATTTAAAAGTAAATAGTATATTTGTACTATGAATTAGGGAAGGGCGTCTATCTGGTGGTTCGGGTGACGCTCTTTTACTTTGTGTTCTTTCCCCATATTTTCGCATTATACAAGGAATAAGCCCATAACTTTATCTCTTCACTGGTGTCCAGGAATTCCACTTTCATGGCTTCCTTCATACATTCCGCCAGTAGGTTGCTGTCTGCTTGGTTCATAACTTCGCTTATTGGCATGGCTATTCCTCCTTGATTAAATCTGGGTTATCGTAGATATTTCCAATCACGATAGTATCATCCATTTTTGTAAGATCAGATTGCCCGAAATAGAATAAATTTCGACCATTAGAAAGTTGAAAACTACAATTACGATATAGGATAATAGCTGTATATTCTTCTGGATTAAAACCAAATGTAATAGTGTGAAGAATATCCCCTTCGTAAATTTCCTTTCCGTCCTTGTCAAGTAGCCCGGTGAATTGACCTACGGTTTCGGGATAAACCTCATACATGCCGATGCTTTTCCCTATTTCGATATCATTTAGATTCGGAATAACAGCGTATCTATCCTCTTCAATCTTAATAAGGGAGCCAAGCAGCCATCCATCACCGTATATGCTTTTCCCTCTGAATTTTATTGTACGATTCATTTTATTCCTCCTTTTCTTTAAAGTGTTCGATTAGCTCTTCTACGGTAGCCTTATACCATTTTTCAAACAAGATTTCTGGCATGTCTTGGTAGTGCATGCCAACTTTCAGATATCGGCATAAGAACCAATCATTTCCATCGGTAAACCACTGGTTATCATCTGTATCATCCCTTAATGCAGCTATTGCCAAGAAAAGTTCTTCGTTAGTTCCGCAATCAACACTATCGGTTTCGTCAGGATGTGGAATGTTACTGAAAAACTCAACACTATATAGACCGTATTCGGGTTCAGTGAAAATACATAAATCTTCGTTAAGTTCCGCCCCAGACAATCTATATCCCAACTCCTCCAACTTCTTTCGAAGCTCCGGTGTGTTGCGTCTAATAAACGCTGCTGTTGTAAATCCCATAATTATTCGTTTTTAAGTCGGTTAAATACTTAACAATCCAATTCTCTTCAATTTCTTTCTAAAATTCTTTTCATTCAAGGCTTGGTCATAATAACAATCAGGTTCTATAACCGTTTCAGTTTTGGTTACAGGAAGCCCATTCAAACCAATAGCAACCTTGTGTATAATAGAAGCCCTCTTGATTTCCCCTGTTTTTCGATTAAAAGAGAATAAGATATGCCCTGGTTCCCTCTTAATCTTATTTACCAATTTATATTCTGTTTGCTGCTTTTGCAGATATTCTATCTGTTCCTTAGAAAGATTATCTTTTGTTATAATAGGTACTATATCCATTTTGTTATTCGTCCTTTCTGTATCTTTTAATGACAGTCCTTTTGTTGAAAATCAATAGTTTTATCAAAGCAATAATTAGCTTTAATAGCTCTAATTTGCCGACAATGATGACGTTAATATCATAGAAACCATCTTGGCTCATAATATTATACCAATTTCGATATGGCTTAAGACACCTGAAAACAGTAGTCACATTTGTTATTTTCTTCATTATCTATCTTGTTTAAGTTCGTTCAATACCTTTTTCGCTATCTCATAGCGATTCAACTGCCAACCAGTATAAACATCATCGGTGTATTCGTCATAATGATTGGCATATACGTATGAATCCAATTCTTCACGAAAAGATTCTCCATCTAGCCCACTATCATCACAACCATCGTACATTCTCAATTCATGAGCTACTTCTTTACATTCTTGATGTGTGACGAAATCATACACAGTCCCATCATAAATATTTGTCTGACGGACATACTTTTGTCCCGGCTGTATCTTGCAAGCACAAAATTCACATATATGCTCTTTCTTGGCTGTTGGATAGGTTTCTCTTAATGTTGTTGGCATAATTATTTCTCCTTTCGATTCTTTTTTTACACATCAATTAATAGCTCGGATTCAGCACATCTACATCGCATTCATGACATAAATTGCAAACCTTTGTTTTATCTTTAACGCACATGTTCTTAGCCTTTTTCGGATAATTCCAGTCGATGGAACTGCGAATAATTGCTTTAATATGATCTAATTCCAAGCTCTCCGGACAATGTTCATTGAGAAAGTCTAAATCTTCCTTGATTAGTTTCTCATACGCCTCTTTACTTATCTTTATGCTCATATCTATCTTTTATTGAATTAATCTTCTTCCTGCAAATATAATTTCATGCCTTTTTTAGTTAAACCTAATACATGAGTATCATCAGCCCATTCATTAGCAATTCGCATAGATTCAGCAGGACAACCAGAATCAAGTACTACCTCATATTCTCCATCGGCATGCATCATCATATCTCCATATCCTGCCACAAGTTTTTTATTAAAAGCCATCAAATCACCGTAATTGTTAGCAAAGTAAATTCCTGCCTTTTCACAGTCTTTATACGCCTTTTTTAGTCTATTAAAAGCTCTTTGTTGTTCAGGCGTTAGTTCGCATACTGCATATAAATCTCCTTCCATATTAATTCCTTTCTAAATTGTTTTACGTTAACCTTCTACTATTTTAAACAGAGTAACTATCTTAATACATCTCTTACGTTCACCCAAAGCCTTTGCAGCTTCCATTTGAGCTTGTTGATAATGACAATGCGATTTGTCGAGAATGCCATCAAGCCAATATTTTTTATATTCCTCTGTCCGGTAAGCTAATCTGAAGGTCTCTGTGAATAAAACGTTGTCTATTTCAAATTGAACAAAGAAGTTGTCTGTTTTAAGCATAGATGTTTCTTTATAGTTATTCGTTATCTAATTGTCTTTCGCAAATCCTTGATAATCCTTCAAGAACTTGCAAGGTTTAATTAATATTATCCATCAGGTAGTCT